CAGCGGGCGCAGCAGGATGGGCTGATGCACGCCCGTGGCCTTGATGGAGTCGGCCAGTTCCTGCAGCTTGGCGGCGTCGAAGTGCTTGCGCGGGTTGCGCAGGCTGCGTGCGATGCTCTGGAGGGGCACATGCAGCATTAGGGCGCCCGCGCCGGGTGTGGGCAGGGCGGCTGTCGGGTTGTCGTTCGCGGTGGTCATGCTGCAAGTCCCTCCTGCTGGCCCTTGATGCCGCAGGCGCGGCGTGCCGCGTTGCGAACCTCGGCGCTGACGCTGTGCGCGAAGCCCTCGGGGTTGAATAGCTCGCGCACCAGGTCAATGCACGCAGCTGTGTCGGGATCGACCTTGGCGGTGTCGAAGAGCACGCGGCGGCAAGACGGTTGCTTGGCGCCTTGCTGGACAAGTTCCAGCGCTGCAGCCTCCTGGGGAGCCAGGGGCGCGCCCGGGCGGGGTGCCTGCAGGTTGGTTTCGATCTGGACTTCGCCAGGGCCGATGAGGGAAACAGCGATCACGATGGGATTAGCCATGAACGGCCTCCAGGAGTTGCAGTTGGGATTGATCGGGAGCGGGTTCGCGCAGCGGCTGGATGGCCTGGCAATGGCCCAGCGTTGTGCGGATCTGGTGGATAGGCGCAGTGACGGACACGCGCATGCCGCGCTTGAGCGTCTTGGCGTATTGCTGGGCTTGCGGCCGCAGGTTGGGCGGATACACCAGCTCGGCTTTGACGGGCAGTTGGCCGGGGCCGTCGCTATCGAAGATGGCGACGAGCACGGGCATTGGGGTGCTGTCCGGGCCTTGCGGCAGCGTGCGCACCTCGGCGTCTTGCACCAGGGTGCCGGTGAGCTGGATCAGAGCCATGGCGTGCCCCCGAAGTGGATGGCGGCTGCGATGGCGGGTGGCGCGACGATGCAGAGCACTGCAACCAGTGCGAGCACGACGACCACCGCCCAGCGTGTGGCTGCACGGCGCATGGCGCGGCGTGGACGGTGCGGGCCGTCCATCTGGATGGGAGGGCGGCTCATCGTGCGGCCCTCGCGCTGATGGGGTGGCTGTGGCCGAAGAGGGCCATTGCGCGGGCGATGGCATCAGCGGCGCCGGTGGCGCGGATGGTGTGGCGCGTGCGGCCGCATGTGACGGTGTAGAGGGTCAGCATGCTGGCCCCTTGGGTATAGCGCGAAGCTCAATCACCTGCGCTGCGTCAATCGCGGCGGGCTGTCCGAAAAACAGCAGCGCGCCGCGCGCAGTGGCGTCTTTGAGTGCTTCAGTCCCCTTTTTCCTCAGTTCGTACGCGCCGGACCAAAGGGCCTCTACTTCGTCTTCGGGGGCGTCTTTGATGCAGCGGTCATGCACCAGCTTCAGGGTCGCGGCCTCGGCAAGGCAGCGGTTTGCGATGAGCAGGTACATCGCCGCGTACGGCGTGTGCAGCGAGTGCTTGGCTTGTGTGACGGCTGCCGACATCACAGGCCTCCCGCATCGGCATCGGTCAGCACGACGCCGGCCAGGCCGGGGATGGACATCAGCACGTCGATGACGTGGCTGTCCGGGGGTGGGATGTCGAGGGCGATGTATGCCTCGCCGGCCGCGTGCAGGATGCCTTGCTGCACCCGTGCAGTCGCGGCATCGCACATTGCGGCGAGTCGATAGGGCCAGAGCAGGCGCTCAAGCTGCTGGATTTGCCGCTGCAGCGGCATCGTGTCTATGGCGAGGCTGAGGGTGCAGACGTGTGCACTGTGGTTGAGCCGCGCGGGGACTGAAGGAGTGTTTCGCATGCCATTCCTAGATCCGACCCACCTCCAACTGGGCCATTCCGTTCAGGGAATCCCTCTGGAGGACTGAGGGTTCCTTGCTCCGAATTTGGAGCGAGCGGAGCGGATCGTATCTAATACGGAATGAAAAATCAACCGAATTCGGAATGATTGCGTGCGGCAGGTTGCGTCGATTCGTCGTTGTGCTGTTAATATATACAGTAGTTCACCAAGGGGACACTATGCATCTGGGGGCTGAAGTCAAGGCGGGGGAGTGCCGTTTAGGTGGTGCTGTGCTGTACCACGTCCGGTGCGACGGAGTGCCTTGTCTGTCCGTTGTTGGTGCCTGCGATGCGTTGGAGGTCCAGGGTTTGGTGGACCTATGGGCAGCAACTTACCCACTTGCGATGCGTGATTCGCAGTGCTCTGGCGTGGTGCTAAATTTCTCGCGCCTGCGCTTGAGTTCCATGCCTGTAGGCGAGGATTTCCTGGGAAAACGTGTCCCCGTTGCGGGGCTTGTTTGCTCGTCCGATGGCGTGGCCGCTTTTAAGGCGCACGCCATCACGCAGGTTCATGCAGGCTTGCTTAGAGGGGTGTTTGTTTCGTCGGATCTTGCGACGCAATGGGTGCGGGAGCGCGCTCTGGCGTTGAGTCTGCACCGCCGTTTGCAAGTAGCATCAGCTGGGAGGCAAGCATGAATGCCCGTTCTTGCTGATCTCCTGGGGGTAGCCCATCTAGCTGACGTGCCAAATCCATAGCTAGCGGACTTGCAGCACCAGAGAAGTTGGCACTCTTGCCCAAATCAGGGTGGAGCAACTGCCAGGGCTCGACGCCGAACACTGTTGCCAGTTGGTCGAGCACATCTATTCCCACAGACGTTTCCATCGCCTTGATTCGGCTTGCTGTTGCAGGACTTAGCTTCGCCTCTCGCGCGAGTCTGTTGAGGTTCTCGCCCCCGAACTGTTGGTGCATCAGCGTCGTCAAGTTCCCCCATAGGACTGGCTTGCTGTTGTGTGCGGGCATGAGGCGTTCGGACTCCAGTGTGGACTCCATTGAGCCTATCGTTGATTTCGTATCTTTTGCGGTATGTTTTTTTGACACGGGCCATTCCGTATTAGGTATGATTGGCGGATGGCTATCTCCATCCCTAGTTCTGATGACGTGCGCACTCTGCTGCTGAAGCTCAGGCAGCGGGATCTTCGTGACGTGTTCGAGCAGACCGGCGTTCCTGTGCCGACGCTGGTGAAGATCCGACAGGGAACTACGCGCAATCCGGGCATTGAGACCGTGCGCAGCATCTACAGAGCGCCTGCGCTTCAGTGCCACATCGCCGATGCGGCGGAGGGCGAGGGAGTTGCCAATGCCTAGCCTTTTCCCCTACTCCAGCCACCCGGCAACGCCGCCCGGGATTCGTCTCCTTCCCCAACTTGGTGCTGCACGCGCGGGCAGGTGCGTGCGGCTTGCGTTGCTGGCTGGAGTGGGGCTTTCTTTTCGTCATGCCCGCAGTGTCTTCGGCACGGTTCGCGGGCGCCATCCTGAAATCTCTAGCACTCAAGGGGAACGGCCATGACGCGCCGCTATTCCGGCGCCGACTGGCGCGACGTTTTCTACAACGCGATCCGAAGCGCTGACGGTGGTGTGGTCGAAGCTGCAAAGTTCCTGACCGAGCGCCGTGAGCGGTTCATCCATGCAGAGGACCTGCGCCGCCGTCTGCGTGGTGCAGATGGCGAATCGCTGAGCACGGAGATGCTTGAGTTGTTGTCCGAGTGGCTGCTGGATCGACGGGAGCCCGGGGCGCTGCGATGGCTGCAGGTATTCAACGCTCGCTTCGGCATGGCTGCCGCACATCTGCCGCCACCGCCTGAAGGCGGTTGGGCCTGTGAGGCTACCGCGATCCAAAAAAAGATCATGCAGATCACGGCCGAAAACGGCCTCTTGGCAAACATCGGCATGCGTGTCACCGAGGACAAGCGCCTGGACGATCAAGAGTGCGATGAGCTGGAGGCCCAGTGCATGCAGATCATCGAACTGGTGTTTCGCCTGCGCCGCAACGCTCGCCGCGCTGCTGGTCGCTCGGAGGACTTCACATGAGGCCGGCGGGAGAGATCAGCAAGGCATTGCTGCAGGCCGTAGAGCGGCTGTGGACCCCGGGCAGGGGGCCAACCATGCGCGAGATCGCCGAAGCGGCTGGCGTCGGTGTTGCAGCCGCCAGCCGAACCATCAAGGACATGCGCCGGTATCACCGCCTTGCCATCTGTGGTGAGCGCACAGTGCCGGGCCGTAATCGGCCCGCAGCGGAGTACGCGCTGCCGCACCAGGTCCACGCCGCCAACGAATCGAATTTCGGCCTGACGCAGGCCCTGCAGCTCTGGGGATAGTCAATGATGTTTGTGCACGTCGCTGGTGTTAGGGACGCCGGCGTGTCTGGTCCGCTTGCGGGCGCGTGGGGTGCTGCATGACCCAGCACCGGGAGCCACTGCCCCCCATCAATTTCGAGGCGCTGGCCGAGGCGCTCCTGCAGAATGCTCACAACCTGGTGCCGCGCTGGCTGCCCGGCGGGACTGTGCTCGGCCATGAGTACAAGTGCGCGGACCTGAGCGGAGGCCGGGGCGATAGCTGCAGCGTCAATCTCATCACAGGGCAATGGGCGGACTTCGCCGCATCGGATGAGCAGGGCCGAGACCTTATCAGCCTTTATGCGGCAATCCACAGCTTGAGCAACGCCAAGGCGGCGGTTCAGGTGGCGCGTGAAGAGCGGCTTGAGAGTATCGCGGGGTTGGTCAAGACGGCTGCAGGGGCAGCGGTTGTGCCGGTTGCGAATCCACGGCCGCAGCCGGCGGCCAAGCCGCAGAGGGAGCAGGAGGGATGGAGCACTGTGGTGCCCGTGCCCGCTTATGCGCCCGCTGCAACGTTCCAGCACTACCACCGGCAGGCGGATGACCTGGTGCATGTGGCCGATTACCGGCTCGGCGATGAGCGTCACGGCTATGTCGCGCGTTTCATGACCAGCGATGGCGGTAAGGACACGCTCCCCTACACGTTCTGCCAGTCAGCCCGCGATGGTGCTGGGCAGTGGAAGTGGAAGCAGTGGGACGAACCTCGGCCGCTGTACCTGCCGGGGCATGCGCTGCCAGGCGGGCGCACGGTGGTCCTGGTGGAGGGTGAGGTCAAGGCCGAGGTGCTGCAGCAGCTGCTCGATCAGACCGCCCCGGGCGTCTATTGCGTTGCCAGCTGGCCCGGTGGCAGCAAGGCCTGGCAGAAGGCCCTGTGGGTCTGGCTTGCCGGGTCCACGGTGCTGCTGTGGCCGGACTGTGATGCGCAGCGCGAGCGGTTGACGCGGGCTGAGCAGGAGAGCGTCAAGGTTGACGACGCTGCAAAAGAGGCGCTGCAGGCCCGCAAGCCCCTGCTCCCCGAGGACAAGCAGCCGGGCATGAAAGCAATGCTGGGCATCGGCCAGATCCTGCGCGATGAACACGCATGCACGGTGCAGCTGCTGCCTATCCCCAAGCCGGGCGAGAAGGTGAGCGGCTGGGACTGCAAGGATGCGATTGTCGAAGACGGGTGGTCGGCGGATGACGTGCTTGCGTTCTTCGGCCGCGCTCAGCCTTTGCCCGCCCCGGCGGCTCAGGCGGACGGCGCTCCTGCAGGGGCTGCAGCTGGCGACGGCAAGCCGCCTAAACCCCTTGACCCCGTTGGCACGGGCGGCGGTGGGGTGATGCCGCCACTGGACCCGCCGGCGGACGACGGCGAGCCCGGCGATCAGGATTGGCTGTGGCAGTTCTGGGACCGCAAAAAGCGGCGCTGGGATCTGCGCCGCAGCCTGGTGGTGGCCGCCCTGCAGAACGACCCCAAGCTGCAGGGATGCGTTGCCTACAACGAAATGACCAAGGGCACCCAGGTGCGCAAGGCCTGGCCCTGGGCTCATGCCCAAGCGGGCGAACTGGAGGCCGACAGCACCCTGCTGCTCGGCTTGTATCTCAACGATGTTTACAAGGTGGGTGACGTGTCAACGCAGAACATCAAAGACGGCATTGCGACGGTGGCCTATACCGAGCGTTTCCATCCCGTGCGGGAGTGGTTGCAGGAACAGGAGTGGGACCGGGAGCCGCGCCTGGACAAATGGCTGATTCATGTGCTGGGCGAGTCCCCGGAAACGCTGTCTCCGTCGATGGCCGAGTACCTCAAGCTCGTCGGTCGCTACTGGGTGTTGGGGATGATCTGGCGGGTGATGCAGCCAGGTTGCAAGTTCGACTATTGCCCGGTGCTGGAAGGCAAGGGCGGATTGCGCAAGTCCACGATGGTGGAGGTGCTGGCCGTGCGCCCGGAGTGGTACAGCGATACAAAGTTCGACCTGAGCCGAGGCAAGGATGCCTATGAGCAGGTGCGCGGCAAATGGGTGTACGAGCTGGGCGAACTGTCGAGCTTTTCCAAAGCGGACGTGAATGACATCAAGGCATTCATATCGTCCAAAAACGATAACTACCGGGTGGCCTACGGCGAGCAAGCGCAGGCCTTCCCACGGCAATGCGTGCTGGTGGGCTCGACCAATGACAAGAAGTACCTGCGCGACCGCACGGGCAATCGCCGGTTCTGGCCGATCCCGGTGCGCCACGTCATCAAGACGGAATGGCTTGAGCGCATGCGGGGCCAGCTGATGGCCGAGGCTTATGCGCTGTATCAGCAGGGCGGGATTGCCTACACCCCTTCCGAAGACGAGGAAAAGCGCCTGTTCGTACCCATGCAGGAAAGCCGCCTGCAGGAGTCCGCGGTGGATGGCGAGCTGTTCAAGCTGCTGACACGGGAAGCCGGCATGAATGCCCAGTTCATCAACGCCCATGCAGAGCGTGTGCCCATCAACGCATTGATCAAGGCCCTTGGCGTGGACATCGGCAAGGCCACGCCGGCGCTCAAGGGCCAGGTTGAGGCCTGGCTTGAGAGCAACGGGTGGGAGTTCAAGGGCAGGCAGCGTGTCAATGGAGCGCTGGAGTCGGGGGTGTACTTCCGCCCTGCAGTCTGGCCTCCCGAGCTGGAGGCAGTGGCCGAAGACTGGACCCGGCAAGACGATGCCAGGCCCGAGCCCGAGGGATCGCGTCCTGACGACCTGCCGCCCCTGCCCGCCGGGCTGGGCGATCAGTCCTCCGCGTGGCCTGGTGACTATGAGCCCTTCTGATTTCCTTCACAACAACACGGCAGCGCCTGAAACGCGCTGCACTGCCTGCATGGCTGGAGGCGTGATTCGCGTCCATGCAGTGGCCAGGGCGACAGTGCGCCCGGCCTGCGGTGCAGTGGCGGGGATGGCCTGCCATGCCCCCATGAGCTGATCTGTTCAGTTGTTCAGGGTGTTCAGGCTTTCGCCTGGGGCCATACAGCCATACCAAGCCTTGATTTCAAGGGTTGAAGCCGCTGCATTGCCTGGTCATTGACCGTTCACCCCAAAGCCCGGATGTGCGTAGGTGGGCGCACCTGGGCGCTGGCGCGCGTGTGCGCAAGTCCACTCGCAATCCCTCTATCTATTTGACTGAACAGGGTGAACAAATGAACAAGACGGGTGGGGCCGCAGCAAATGGGAGCGGTCAGACTGAATGGACGGAGCAGGAGAAGGCCTTGATTGCAGCGGGACAGCAGCGCATCAAGTCCTCAATGCCCGAGGTCTACAAGACGATCCAGCGGTATGCAGAGAAGGACGCCCGGGTGTGGCGACTGGTGCGGATGGGGCTGGCTGGCCGGCCTGGTTGCTTCTGGGCGACAGAGGCGGGGCAGGTGGCAGGTACGCCCTTCATCAGGCTGAGCCGCATGGTCGAGGTCTCGCGCCTCATCTCGCGGATGGGCTGTGCACACGTCTGCATCATCGCGGGCCATGGTGATCTGGGGGCGAACTGATGGCACGCATCGAGCACATCAAGCGCAAGCTGGACAACTGGGCGCTGTGGAAGTCCCGGCTCAACAGCAGTGGCCTGGGTTTCCATTCGGTCAGCGTCCTGGCAGTCGATGTCTGGGGTCGCAATAGCTACGGCGGCTGCCAGATCCCTCATATCGACCAGGAAGCCGAGGAGGTGGACAAGGCAGTGCAGGAAATGGAGCAGGCAAAGCGCCACCTCTATGCAACGGTTTACGACTACTACCTGCTGGACCTGGGTGTGTCAGAGATTGCCCGCAATATGGGCAAGGGGCCGAGCACCATCCATGCCCATCTCAACCAGGCGGACCAGTACATTGACCACTGGCTGCAGGAGCAGCAACGCATCAGGGAGGAGCGCGAGGCGCTGGCCCGTGGCCGTGAGTACATGCGACGCGCGGGGAGTTTTCCACCATAGAGAGTTGGGCTACATTTGCGGCAAGCTAGTGCTCAGTGCCCCTAACCGCTGATCACTTGCCAGCTCCGCCCGGTGCAGACTCGGCGGGGCTTTTCTTTGGGCTCCATCCGGCAGTATCCCCGGTGTCCCATGACTCGCTGAGGTACGAGTGATAAAGACCAACCGGCGCCACAGAGGTGGAGCAACGCCGGGCCTCCCCATTACCGCGAAGCCTAGAGCTAGGGGCCGCGTGCCTGGGTAAACGGCACGGCGTTCGATCTTGGGAATCGGGCGCGCGACCCTCGACGGCTGACCCATCAGCGCCGGACCCGTAACCGGCAAACCTTTACGGCCTCGCATCTGCGGGGCTTTTTCGTTTCCTCCTCTGGAGAAGCTATGAGCGACCAAGCAATCGAGCAAGAGATTCAGGCCAAGGGCAAGACCGCTGCGCGCGTGACGCCGGCCGACCTGCAGGCCAACATCGTGGGCGAGTACTACTTCACAGCAGGCGATGGCTTCGCTGGTGCTGCAGCCCTCACCATCGAGGCGGGCGGAACCATATCGCCGCCCGAGCCCCTCGACCTGCTGACCTTCTGCGTACTGGTCCTGAGCAACGGCTTCACGGTGACGGGTGAAAGCGCGTGCGTCAGCCCCGAGAACTTCGACGCCGAGATCGGCCGCAAGATCGCGCGCCAGAACGCAGAGCAGAAGATCTGGCCCCTGATGGGCTACGAGTTGCGCAGCAAGCTGGCATCTGCCTGATTCAGGGCCGCCCATGCCATCTGCCGCCCCGCGTCCCTGCACCCATCCAGGCTGCGGCGCCCTCGTGCATGACGGCTCTGGCCGTTGTGCCAAGCACCCGAAGAAAGCCTGGGTGCGCAACAGACCGGCAGCCATCAAGCGCCTTACTGGCCGGGCGTTGCAGCGCATGCGCGAAGAGCGTAAGCGCGATGCGCCGCTGTGTGTGGAGTGCGCCAAGGTCGGGATCGTGCGGCTATGGGACAAGCTGGACCACATCGTGCCCCTTGAAGAGGGTGGGACCAACGATCCGAGCAACCTGCAGGGCTTGTGCGATGAGCACCACGATGCCAAGACGGAACTTGAGCGGCGGCGCGGCCTGCATCGGGCCGCGTATCGCGGACGTTGATGGGCCGGCGGGCCGAGGTTGCCCGCCGGCCAGGACGCACCAGCGGCAAAGGCCCTCACAGCCCGCAGGACGCACGCAGCCCGCTCGCACTGGTGCGGGCATGGGTGTGCGGGAGATCGCCCCATGGCGCCCCTGCCAGGGTCATCGCCACCCCATCGGCGGGGGTGCCCGACCCCAGCCCTCGACCGAGCCCAGGGGGGAGGGGGTGCCAAAAGTCGGGGCCCTCGGCACTGGAAACCGACCGCTCCACCGGACTTTGCTGGCGGGCAGTAACTACCCCCTGGGGGTTTAACTAGGAGTGTCATGACCAAGAAAGCTGATGAGTTCGCGGTCCAGTTGCCGGCCGTGGGCGCTGGATACGTGGCGAGTCAGCCGGGAGCAATCGAATCTCCGGCTGCGCCCGAGATGCTGCGGCTGGGCGAGGAGGAGCAAAAGCTCTACGAGTACATCTGCGACTCGCTGCGCCGCGCCGGGGTCGAGCACCTGACCGCCGGCATTCCGATTGCGGTGATCGTGCGCACCTTCGCCGACTGGCTCAAGGCCGTGGCGCTGTGCGATGAGAAGGGCCGGACCCAGACATCCAAAACGGGATGGGTGACGGAAATGCCTTGGGCCAAGGATGAGGCCCGCTTGAAAATGGAGCTGGGCCAGTGGCTACCCAAAGCATGCTTGACCATACCGTCACTGGCCCGGGTGCGGAAAGACGCGGGGCCGCAGGGGCAGCAGGACGACCTGTTCGCCGCCCTCGCAAGCCACGCTACCAGCTTACCCGGCGGCAGTGCGACGCACTGATCCCTGAGCAGTTGCAGCAGTGGGATGTGGACTACGGTTTGCCCGTGCTGCGCAATGAGGTGGTCACCGGCAAGTATGTCTACCTGGCAGTGCTGCGGCACTACCGCGATCTGAAGGAGGCCGGTGCCCGAGGCCTGGTGTTCCAGCCGGATCACGCCTGGCACATCATCCACTTCATCGAGCGGTTCTTTGTCCACATCAAGGGGCCGCTGACGGGCAAGCCTATCCTGCTGGACCCCTGGCAGAAGTTCTGGACGGCCGTGCTCTACGGCTGGCGCCACGCCGCGACGGGGCTGCGCAGGTTCACGCGCTCCTATGAGGAGGTGGCGCGCAAGAACGGCAAAAGCACCTGGAAGGGGCCGCAGGGCGCGTACCTGTTTTCGATGGCGGGGCAGGGTGGCGCCGAGGTCTACGCGGTGGCCACCACGCGGGCGCAGGCCATGACGGTGTTCAAGCCGGCGTTCGACAACATCAAGCGATGGTGCCGCCGCTCGGAGCGCACCCGGCGCAGCTTCCGCATTTACGAGGGCGCCAACCAGGAAAAGGTCCAGTTCGGCGACAGCAACGTTTTCCAGCCGCTGCCGGCCAATGCCGAGCACCTGGATGGCCTGAACCCCTCGGCCATCATGTACGACGAGCTGCATGCGGCCAGCAATCGCGATGTGTGGGACGTGATGGAGTCGGCCCTGGGCGCGCGTGAAGATCCATTGCTGTCGGCCATCACAACGGCGGGCTTCATCCTCAACGGCATCTGCGTGGAGATACGCAGCTACCTGGTCAGCATCCTTGAGGGGCGCCGCCAGGACGATGCGTTCTTCGGCTACATCTACACGCTGGA